CTTGCTCATCTCTCAAACCGCTACGAGCAGATAACGCGATTAGCAAAGCATCTTTAGAGGGTAGTGAGGTATATTTCTCGTAATAGTCTTTGAATAGAAGGAAGAGCTTTTTATCGACAAGATCAGAAAAGTAATCTTCCTTAAGATAAGGTATAGTTTTTCTAACGTACTCTTCATCGTTAAGCAGACCGTTAAAAATACTTTTCTCAATCATTTTGTTCGACTAGCTCCAAATCAACTTCTTCAGCTTCAATGTCTGCAGGCTCATCATCTGAACCGTAGCAGTATTCTTTCTTAGCAGCTTCATTAATCCTGGTTAGAATATCCTCAGTAAAGTATTTCTCAGGCTCTTTATAGATAGATTTCTCAAACGTTTTAGTACCATCAGGTAATTCAATACGAGTAGAAACTTTCTTAAAGATATCATATTTTACAGCAAGACCGACTAGACCATAAT